GCTAAATATGGTTAAGTTATATATATGGCACTTCTCAACTGCTTAAGGTTGAGTTTAATGTAAATGAAATTGTCTGTGGTCACCCGCGTCTAGATGGCCAGCTGGGTTGAACTCAGGTGCAACGTTCATGACGTGATCTTGGTCTACTGTTCTGACCATGATAGCGCGCTTGCGTGCTGCGAGGATTGCACCTAAAGTTCTTGTGTCGATGTTTGGAACGAATTCAGCGCAATCAAAAGCGAAAGCTTTGAGATTAGGTGGGAAGCCATTGTGCAAACCCCAACTCGACATCTCCTCCCTAATTCTGGCGATGTCGTGCATTTCTTTGGCGTGAGCTCTGCCGAAGCGCTTCAAAGTGCAAGTTGTTCGGATCGTCGTTAAGAGTGCGTTTACTGGGATTGGTATGTCCAAATCGGTCCCGACTCGTGAGTGAATTTCTAGATCGTCCGGAGGTGTGAAATCCTCTCCAGTCCCATTGTCCACGAGAGTCCAGAGTAGTTCTGACTGGAATCGGTCGAACTGATTCTGATTCATAACCTGACCTGCTGTCACTGTTGGTAGTCCGTGAATTTGAACGGCAAGGGCGGTCCAGATGGCTTCTACATCTGCAGACGCAGCTACAGCCTGTCTGGTTTTCGAGGGATTGGTCGGTTGATTCCCAGCCGCGAGTACTCCGACGGCGGTCATTTGATTGGTAGTTCTCTTTCCGTATGTCGCCATTGTTCGCTAATCTTTTATCTCTTTTATTACACTTGTTCCCGGTGGAGCAAGTTGACCCCAGAGACTTAATTTCTGCTGAGATTGAGCATAGCCTCAATTGTGTGGTGGTAATACTCCGTAAGTCTGGACCCTGACAACGGTTCTGACAGTGATAAGCCTGTAAGAGAGTCTCGGCGTAATCGGTCAATTGTTGTATTGTCTTTAAGAACCAAGGCAACCCTCTTGTACTCTGCGACAAGACCGGAGAGTATGGACCCGAGCGAGAGGTTATCAATATCCGGGTGAGAAATAGCGAACGAGAAACTAAAATCTCTAGAAATGGTGGCGGAGCAGTACAATCTACACCAAGTCGGCTCAACATCGTTGCTGATATCCTTCGCCCTTCTACTAAACGAGAGACAGAAGCGGTGAAAGGTAGTGTATCGCTCAATTCTAGTGAAGTATTGAGATAGCTTGATGTTGAAACTAGTACGGGAAAGCCTAACTGTAAAGTCGAACTCATGGTAGTTAGTAACACTCGTTCCGTTCTCAATCGCGTAATAAAGAATGCTGTCTGTGACGGTGGAGAGGAAAGTGAGTCGGTCTGGGGTGGCATTGTTAAGACCAGCAAGGCGCGAGAATTCGTTGAAAATCCTAACCAAAGTCTGGATTGCAACTGTGGAGGGACCTGTGATGACGTTTCTATTGGTGAGATGGAAGTTGGTTTGTTGGTCGAGGGTGGCCATGTAATTTCATAACATTAAGTTCTAACTTAAGCAGGACACTAACTGTGTTTTAATACAGGATGTTTGGCGGTAGTTCTTTACCATTTTCGATAAAGAATCGGTTGGTGAGCTGCATAAAACCAAGCTCATTCTCGTCAAGAACCTCATGGAGATTGTCGGCCTGGGAGTAAGCAAACTTGTGGTCTTCCAGGTAACTGTCAAGACAGTTCTTGAGATTACCCCTTGTCTTCTGTAATTGTAACTTGAGATATAGGAGAAGAGGCGACTTTATTATCCCAAATTTTGTCAGGTACCAGCCACAGAACGTGGGTCTGTAGCTATAAACTTCCTTGCTAACCAACTTGAATTTGGCTGCTTGCTTCACCCAGTTGGGGCGGAACTCTGGTTTGTCGTTGATGGCTGAGTCATCTCCACCGTAAACCTGAGCGACGGTGTCACCTATGAGGTACTTTGTGTGAGTATAGGCAATGTTCCCATAAGTGTTGAAAAGGAATGTGCAGAATTCACCCGTCAGACGCATGATCGAGAGGACCCCTTTGAAAACTCGAGCCTGTGACTTGATTTGCACATAGAAGTCGATGAACTGCTTTGGGATACCGAAAAGCTTCATGAGGAAAATCTCAAAGTTAAGAAACTCTCCGTTTTGACTCTGATCAAAGGCTGTGAAGTCGTTCTCGTTTGAGATCTTGGTGAAATCCCAATTTTTATTGATAAAGCTGTCCAATTTGTAGGGGCTCATGCGGGTGTGGATGTGGATATTGCTCGGCTTAAACTCATTGACTTGCTCTTCTAGGTACCTAGCGATAGGGCCTAGAACCATGATTGGCAGGTCCTGGAAGCATGAAATTGACTGCCCAGCTTTTGCCATGGAGTTGATCTTCTCCAACTTGGTACAGGTTTGGGACTTAAGGAAGAGGTTTATCTTCTCGGGGGCTATATCTGGATCAGCCCGACCTCGGTTGTTGACCAACATGTTGAGGGTTTTCGACAGCTTGACCTTTTCGTTCTCCGCAATCTTGGTTAGGTACAGGTCCCAGTCGAATTTTTGCTGGACCTTTGGCAAGTGCATGGCCCGTTGAAAACTAGCGAAAAGAGCAGCCCCAATCGGCTTGGACTCTTGGAGCTCTTTGAGATTGTCCTTAACGGAACTGGTGATGATCCGCTTGTCCCAGGTAATTTCGCAAGAGGCCTCATCCTTGTTTTGATGCCTCATGAAAACATTCTCGTAATGACTAAGGTTGTCATTAAATTGATTTGTGTTACCATACTTGGGCGTGAAAACCTCTTTGTCTTCTTTGGACAGACTTTCCTGGAGAATCACTTCCTCAAGGGCTGTTTGATTTTCACAGGCTAAATGAGTGATTGGAGGAGTCGGTTCCAAGATCTCTGGCTCTGGGAGTTTGACGATGGGTGCTGGCTGGTTCCTAATATGTGATAGGAGACACTTTAGCGCCGGGTTAGCATTTATCTTGCTGTCAGTGCCAGAATTAATGGGGTCTTGCAGGACTACGAAGACATTTCTCTCTCCCCTGGACAACGCGACCTCGATTGTGGCCTTGGAGGCATAAGCGGCGTACTTGTTGATCAAAACTTGGTAGTCGGTCTTGAAGTTTTGGCCCTGTGAACCAGAATAAGTGAAGGTGGTGTTCGCCACATCAGCCAGCTTTTCTGCACTGGAGCCGTCCGGGGTCAGGGTGACAAGGTCACTATTGAGAAATGGGGCCAGCATTATTCTACCTTCCCTTTCTGAGTAGGTCTTTACGCCAAGGTAGTCCGCGACACCAGTAGCCAACCTGAATGTGAAGTCAAGGTAATGGCTGTACAGGTTGTAGTAGAAAGAAGCTTCGGACATTGCCTTGTTCAGAGGACTGTTGCGATTGGAGTCATGGAAATGGCACTGCAGTGGATCACCAATTAGGTAAACTTTCGTGGTCCTTGGACTATGAAGCAGATAGGCTTCAAGATACCCAGGAGGTAATTTGGTGAACTCGTCTATAAAGAGGATGTCTGAGCCGGGGGATAAGAAGGCACGCTCGAATGTGAGCACCGAGTCTATGGGTTGGTTGGAGTCCTTCAACCAGCTCTTCCTAAGATCCTGCAGTGGAGTTATGACTTTGATCTTTCTTCGCTCCGGGTCTTGCTTGGCGAAGATGGTCTGGAGTTGCTGAGTCTTTCCAGAGCCGTATTTGCCCAGGTGCATTAGAACTTGGACTCGACGTGGGGGCAAGTTTTTGGCCATCTTATCGAGCCGGAGTACTAATCCTTCCATCTTCTCGCTGGATAGGAGTAAACCTGTGGTCTTGGACTTGAGCGCGGAGAGGTAGCAACGGGCCCTAGAAGGGGTTGTCATGATTGGTTCTGGAATTGTGGCACCAGATTTGACCAAGTTTCTTTCGAAATCTGCTAGCTCGACCATTGTCATGCCTGTGGACTTCATGAAATTGACGGGCTCTGTAATCTTTGGTACTCCCTCCAGATCGCTCTCGTTGGGGAGCCGTCCGATCATTCGGCCACCTAGAGTATTCTTATTTGAGGGGTAGATCTGTTCCGCTATTTTTGCGATTTCTGCAAGAATTAAAGCCTGTTTTTCCTCTTCGCTGACAGGGCTGAGCGTTACACACTTGTGTTGGAGAGGTGAGGTTTGCCAATGAGAAGAGTTGTTATAGATGTGATGTGCTTCTGTTTGGAGGTTCTCACATGTCCAACTAAATGTACCATCGTCATTCATTGAGCCCTGATGTAGCGCGACCTCTAAGCCTAACTCCTCTCCAAGGGCAACCACCTCATAAGCTGACATCATCTGGAAGTTTTCTGTGCTGTAGAGAGAGTGGAGATTTGGGCAATCGACTGGCTTAAATCGGTCTTTGGAATTGCGGAGGTTAAAATAAGCCCGAAATATTTGCTGGTCGGTCCTGACATGACGGAATACCTGTAGTCCACATGTGTTGCCAGCTGCCATGAGAGTGGCGATTTCCGGGTTTTCCAAGGCCAGTAATTCTTGCGCCATTGACAGGGCGGAAACTTCCTTGAGTTCTTCCTTGGTGTCTGGTGTCCCTAAGGTAGACTTCTCAGATTTGACCTTGATGAGCTCTGGATCGGTGAGAAACGTGTCTAGATTTTCGTTAGTAAATTCGCTTAGTAATTTACTTAAATCTCTAATCTCATTATTTTCTGCTCTGAAGGTCTGTACTGGGAGTGAGCTTGTCCGTTCCGGGTGGCAGAAATTGTACCAAGAAAAACAGCGCATGAAGGACTCTTGGTTTAGCTGGTGTTTGTCCAAAAGTTGATTTATGAACTGACTAGCCGGTTTCCTTTCGAAGGGTAGAAATTTTGGAGCGCCTTGGAAAAGAAGACTATCAGCAGCCCTCACTAGTTCGTATGGCTGGACGTGATCTGCCTCTAACGAGAAAGTGAACTCCATGCTCTCGAAATCAAGCGCGGTCAGGAAGGACTTGTATAGTTTTTCGTATAACCGATTAATGGTCAAGTCCTTGATGAGCCCCACTGTTTTGTTCCAGAGAGCGGATGTCAAGTTAGTGGTTATTCTAGGGGTCTGGTTGTAGGTCCAGTTGTTGTCCTTTAAAATGATGGCTGCATCCACTAGTAGAGCCAGAGCCGGGAGTTCCAGTTTGTCTGGATTGCCGCTTGCTATTAAGGCCCTTAGCTTAGCGAATAGATCGCGCTCTTGGGCTTTGTTTACAGCCTTTGTGTACATGAGCGTGTTGTAAACCAATTTCCTTGGCAGGTATGGGTTCTTGATGTTTATTTCTTTTCTGTAGACCTTAGGGATCTTGACAGAATCTGGAGTTTTAAACGTGTTGAACTTCGCGCAGATTCCAGGACGGCGAGAAATTTTGATAAGATGATGGGCGAATTTAGTTTGGATGAGAGTGACTGTTAAAGAGAAATCACTCGTCACTATGTAATTAGTGTTGAGCCAGTAAAGAGCCGATAGTGGCTGCTCGTACTTTCCTGCATGGTGGCCCTCGGGTACGTAAATGACTGTTTCCCCTTTGTAGAAAAGTTCATAGAGATTAGGGTACAAGGATGGATACTTCTTGTACGTCTCTGGGGGGATTATGGTGGTTGCGTAAACATCCAGAAGTTTAGGGTTTCTCTCGAATAGAAGGGCGATGTCTGGGCCCGTGAGATAGTGAAGACAGTCGTGTATTACTAAAGTGCTGTGCTTCAGTTTGGTAGCTGAGCCAAGAGTCTCTTTAGCATACCTACTGTGATCTCTTGAATCTATACGTTTGTTTATCAATTCTAAACTTATGTGATTACCGTTGAACTTATGGACTTGTTTGACGAAGTGGTTGAACTTTGGCTTCTTCTTCATGAACATTACGGTGGTGTCATCATCTATGTAATGTGCGAGCTGGTCATGCAGCATATTATTCTCGATTATCTTGTGAGCGGGGTGGTCATGTAGATTGGCGGAGTAGAGGGCTGTCGGTAGACCATGGTTGGTTAAGGTCTCCTTGAGAGTGTCGGGAAGGTAGAAATTGTAGAAAAGTGCAGTGTCTTTCTGACCCTGAATTATTTTGTTAACTGCATCTGCCTGAACTGTTTCTAAGCTGAGTGGTGAGGTGATCTTAGCAACGAGAGCTTCCATTTTACTTCTTGCAGCTTATAAGGCTGGAATTTTCAAAAGCGGTCTTTAAGATCGTCGGGGTGTCAACGGCTTGAAAACAGAATACGTCTGTTCGTGCG